GTATACTTCATAAACGAAGCAGATCTTGCAGACGTTGTATGAATTTCTTTACCGAGAGACTTAAATACTCCTGCCCAATACACGGTATTATCACCACCGATTACCATATCTTTCTGACTTCTGATATCTTCAAGCGCACTATTTGCTCTTAAGAATTCAGGAGAATAAGATACGTGTGGATCTAATGCTTCAGCGTAATCGGGAAGAATTGTACTCTTAATCATAATGGGACGTGAGACTTTACTAACAATAGTATTAATAATTGAATAGTCCATTGTACCGTTACCTAAAGTAGGTGCTGGCACACATATGATTGACGGTTGTTTAAAGGCTAACGCGGTTGGATGCATACCTTGAGCTGGATCAACTCGAGTAACATTATAGTTGTTATCTTCTAGATAATCAGCGTATGCACCACCGACGTAACCGTTACCCCATACAGTAATATGTGGCATATTAGGCTCCCATGAATAATTCAAGGCCTTTTGCTTTACGCTCTTTTTCTGCCAGCTTTTCGGCTTTAGTAAACTCTTTTAGTGAGTTATCCGTGTCACGAATCTTATCAATACGTGAGCGAAGTTCTTCAACGAACGCACGTTCAGTACCAATAGGAGATCCACCCGTGTCGGCATTACTATATGATAAGAAGTCCTCGATACCAGCTTTTTCAATCCATTTGAATTTGATATCTTGTTGCTTCTTTTCCTTGGCAATACGTCGCAAGAATGCATAGTAGCAGATTTGAGTAAAGTATGCAAACGCATTGGGATTACCAGTACGGGTTGCTGCTTCAATATTATAGTTAGTGATTGCTTTTAGACAATTCTCAACTGCATCCATTACCATTTCTTCACGATAGGTATAGCGGATAAAGTTAGATTTGTGTGATAGTCCTTCTGCAATCTTTAGAAAGCATGTGGCTATATAGTCAGGAACGATAGGCAAAGCAACCTGTTTTTCCTGGGCCTCATTAACGATTTTTACATAATCAACGACTGAATAAGAGAATTCTCTGTTGTTGACATAATGAGGTTTCATCTTCGGTTTGATTTTAGTCATTATATACTCCTAGTATATTTTATTATGTTAGATATATTATAACATAATTCTTAGGAAATGTACACACATTTTTTATTAATTTATTTTAGTATATACCGCAATTAACTGTGTACAAATGATGCAAACTGTGGTATAATAAGAGAGTATGCTGCTGAGGGAGGAGGTATACAGTTAATGGATAGTCTTATTAATATAGTCCATAACATCAAAGTCCTCATCAAGCATGTCTTCATCATATATATCATCGTCATCATTGTCGTTATCACCATGGAATATAGTGTTTGGCTTTTCTTTAAATTTAAGAGCCGTACGTATGTAATGTTCCTTGAATTGATCGGTAACTTCAGTATGAGCAATAATTGTATTCGGATATACAGACATAATTTCTGTTCTAGCCATTGGCATCCACTCGGTAAAGTAGAACGATTCTCTACCACGGCCTAGGGACATGACATTGAGCATCAAAGGAAACTCTACAAGAATCCTATTATCTTCGGTACCGCGAACTAATCCTATAAACTCTTCACCGTTTACAAGTTTAAAGTGCTGTATGTTAATTTCGTCTAAAGTTTCTTCGTCCATTATAGTCATCATATATCCACTTCGTATATGTTATATTTAAATTTTTCTTTACCATAAATCTTCATGCGTTCTGCGGCATGAAGCAGTGTGTAGTTCTTACGAGACTTCCAATGTAGATCATCGGCAAGATCGAATAGCTTAGTTGCCTGCCCGTTATCAGACTTACGTAATCCACGACCAATAGATTGTAGTACCTTGATCTGTGACTTAGATGGACTTGCAAAGATAACATTATGCAAGTTTCTAATATTGACACCAGTACTGAAAGTTCCAAGTGATGCCACGATAATAGCATTCTTTTGAGTCTCAGTTATCTTTCTGATATCCTCACGTACGTCCGCACCCGTCTCACCTGACACATAGAATATCTGTCTGCGAGCATGAGCTTTCTTCTTAATCATATCATATAGAGGTTTACCATGCTTTTCTACATATTGAAACAAAACAAGCGTATTGCCATCTTGATCAAGTGCTAGGTTAGTAATAAATTTGTTGCGTTTCTCATATGAAACGATATAATCCATTTCCTCTTGATACTTCTTCTTACCCCATGCTTTTCGTATCTCTTCTGGATACTTGAGTAAAATCATAGAGATCTCTAATTCTGACAGATCGCCAGAATCCATAAGATTCTTAGTAGTAGTCACATAGTGAGCCGGTCCGAAGTGTCCTTCAAGCACTAGCTTATGTGTTTGTGTTCCATCTAGTGTACCAGTTGTGCCAAATCTAAATTCGGATTCACGCATTTTAGATAGTATCGATATAAGAGACTTAGCCTTAAAGTTATGTGCCTCGTCACCAATCACTGCGCCAAACTGATTAAACCACTCACCACTTAGCTTATATATCGACTGCCAAGTAGAGACTATAATCCTTTCGTTTTCAGCAAACTTAGGTCTACCTGAATAAATTCTATGCATCATTTCTACATTATTAAATGTATCATCAAACTGACTGTAGTCACCAAAGTCCGAATACATCTGTTGAACTAGAGAAGTGGTAGGCACTACAATCAATACTCGTTTATTGAACCGCTCTAGATACCATCGAATGATTAAGTATATAATCAAAGATTTGCCAGATGCTGTAGGCGATATTAGCAATGCACGCTTCTTTGTCAAGGCATGGCTAACAGCATCTAACTGATAATCACGTGGTATGATTTCTTTACCGTTAGAAGATAAAGTCAGATCATTAATCCATGACAAATCAACTACCGAGTTGGTAGAAGGTATTCCGTAATAGGCATCGTGCTCTACCTCAATATGGTAGTCACGGCCAGGAGTAGCTGCGAACTCTTGCACATAAGCAAAGAGACCACCCGGAAGTTCACCAGTTCTCACATCGAAAAGACGGATCTTTCCATCCCACATTTTATTCTTATATGCAGGCATGAACTTATAGCCAGGTACGAAGAAAGTGAAGAAATCACTTATCTCGTTCATAATACCAGGGTCTGCGGTTACTGTAAGGAACGCGTGATTCTTTTTCTTCACGCTTATTATTTCAGACATTATGCACCAGATTCAAATTTACGCCAATCTATTGCGTTTTTGATACTGGAATGTCTCCATCGAATATTGTTGATGATTTCTTCAAGCGTCTCTTTAATAGTCTTAATATACTCTAGCCGAGCTTCCATCTCTTGGATGTGAGGATCGGAATCGTAATAATACGACATTTCGCCCTTCAAAACCTTCAGACCATTCAATGCGTCGTATTCCCAACCAAGATCGTCTATCTGATCTTTAGTGAGCTTACCGTTATACCAAAGCCATTTCTGTTTTAAAAGGACTTTGAATTCCATGTCTTTACGCTTAAATTGAAGTTTTGCTGTTGTTAGTAGTTCTAAGTACTTGGAATGTAATTTAGCAGAATCAATAGAGGCCTGATCTAAACGAAGCTCATCAATCTTTGAGTCTTCTTTCCACATTTCCAAGATTTTTTCAATATTCATCATATTATTCACCGTTATTACATATTCTATTACAAGTATTTATACTAGGTCACAATAGGCTTAAACTTAAAGTAAGAGTACTGAAAGGTTACAGCCGCAGTAAGATATTGTATATCAGTAGTAGTTGCATCAAATGGTAGCGAACTAAGGTTAATAGGGAATGCGTCAATAAACTGAATTTCTTGACTTACATTGTTGTGGCTGTTTAATACCTGTAGTGTTACGTCACGTGCCTTACGTACTCCATAGTCATCTTCTGTAACTAAACCAAGGATCCAATCATGAATCTCTTTATAGTTTTGCATTTTCTCATCTACGAGAAAGGTCAGATCAAATGGATTGTACTCGATCTTATCTGGCGCTAAACCGATGTTACGTTTAGGTGTATTCAATACCGCAGGAGAAATACTCATATCAGGTAATGCAATTGTTTGAACCATATATTGAGCATTAGGATATTTCTGTGAATCAATCACAAGTCTAAAGCCAGATGGATTAATAAAAGACAAGTTCTCTACGAGCGTAGATGTCGCTTGTTCTGTAAAATTGATATTAGCTGTATACGGCATAGTGCACTCCTTATACCATTATTTATAACGAAAAAAGGGCAGCCTTTCAGCTGCCCCCTTAATAAGGTTATGGTGGAAGGGTTTAGCCTTCGCCCAAGATCTTTGTTACTTTAAAGATACGGTAATACTGGTTAGAGCGATCTGCACCAGTGTTATCGCCAGCAGAAGCACCAACGAATGGGTTAGCAACCATGCCGTAGCGAGTCTTAAAGCCGATTTTTGGCTGGAAAGAATTCTCACCAACTGCACGAACCATAGTTAATGGTACGTATGGGCAGTAGAAGATACCTGCGTCGTATGCGTTTGTGCCTTTATAGCCCATGTTAACATAGTTAACAGCAGCATATGGATCGATATAGACTTTCATTCCACCGGCTAATGTACCTGCGAATGTGTTACCTGCGTCATCGACGTTAAGGTTAGCATTAGCAGCAATAGCTGGAGTATAATCAAGCATGCCAGAAGAAGAAAGAGCAGCAGCAACATCTGAAGAACAGATTAGGAAGTTACCTTTTCCACGACGTGTTTCTTTAGCGATCACATTGGCTTCACGCTGGATTTGTACCAACAAGCCTTTGTACTTCTCTACAGACCAACGACCGTCAGCATCTGTATCAAGATCGAATGTACCAGCAGTTGTCAAATCTGATTGCTGAGCGCCAAGCTTAGCTTTCATGTTGATTGTGCGGATAACTTCACGGTTGATTTCAGCAAGAATTTCTGCAGACAAGATGTTTGCAAGTTCTGCTTCAGCGTCAAGGCCGTGCACAGCTTTAAGATCTTGTGCAAGTTCCATTGTGTACTCAGCTTTCAAAGCACGAGACTTTGCAGTCACAGTAGCTTTTTCGATTGAGAACGCCATTTCTGGGAATGCGTTTCCTGATGCATCACCAAGAGCTTCAGCAGTTGCTGTAGCCATACCAGTACCAGGAGCGTACTCAGCAATTGTGTCAGAGTCGTTACCGACTGAGCCACCAGAAGCTGCGTCATCACCTGAGAAAGGATCGTTGTTACCAGCATCAGCTGAACCAAGGTCACCAGATGCAGCACCACCGAAAGCTGTGTCAGCTTCAGCAA